TAACTATTCTAAATGGGGGTTCCACATGAAACGTCTGTATTGCATTAATTGTAAGTATTACGAAGCACATACTAGCTCTGAGCTGTTCGCAGAGTGTAGCTATGCGCCTGTTCAGTCTATGGTCACTGGCAAGCTCAGAAACCATCAATGCTCATTAGAGCGCGTATCAACTACTGGTTGTGGGCATGAGGGATTATTCTATATGCCTGTCGATACGCCACGAGACTACGCGCCTGATACTGACGACAACAGCAAAGACTATCACGGCTGGTAAACACCTAACCTAACTGCAGAACTAAAATGAACGATAGACAAGACTTTGAACCGGAAATTCGTAACGCTGCCTGGTGGGCAAGTGACAGCCGACAAGCTGCTAACGGACGCGGTAATGATGTAGTGCTTACCAAATTAGGGCTAAAGACTCCCCCTGACCTATCGGAAGTCGAAGCCGTTCAGATGGGCCATGTAATGCAGCCGCTCATCGGAAGACTAGCACAAGACCGCCTCAAGATGGAACTGAAGAACGCTGACTATATGTTGACTCATCCTAAAGAATCCTGGATGCGTAGTCACTTTGACTTCATATCTGCTGATGGGAAGACACTAGTAGAAGCTAAGAACTATAACGCTATCGTCCGTAACAAGTACGACAGTGACGCTAACATAGTTCCTGCCGCTGACATGGCACAGCTCATCCATCAATCTGCCTGTCACGGTATTGACCATGTGGTATTGGCTGTTTTATTTGGGGGCCAGAACTTCGAGACGTTTACCTTTGATATCACTGATGACCAACGGACCGACCTAATCAAAGACATGGCCCTGTACTGGGGTGCTGTGCAGACAGGACAGCCACTAGAGCCAGAGACAGTAGCGCAGGCTAAGCTAGTGTACGCAGTAGACAATGGGAGCAGGGTATCTGCCGGTAGCAACGTAGAGAAAGCAGTGACTCAGCTTAAGGCTATCAAGAAGCAGATAAAGGAACTGGAGACAGCGGAAGAGCAGTATCAGTTAGCTATCCAGAACTACATGAAGACAGGTTCAGAGCTGGTATCAGTGGGTGGCACTATCCTAGCGACATGGAAGCAAGCTAAGTCGTCAGAGAGATTCAACGCTGCTTTGTTTGAAGCGGCAATGCCTGACATATACGATAGCTTTGTAGTAGCACAGCCTGGAAGCAGAAGGTTCATCGTCAAATGAACAACCTTGACGTAGCAATATGGGCAATGGCAATAACAAGTGTAGTTGATTTATTCCTAACTTTATCGGAGAAACTATTATGAACACAGCAATCATTCCATTCAATGATATGCAAGCAATGGCTGAAGTAATGGCTAAGTCTAAGCTCTTTGGTATGACTGACGCTAATAGCGTACTGGCCTTAATGGCTATTGCTCAGGCTGAAGGTCTACATCCTGCAACAGCAGCCCGTGATTACCATATCATCCAGGGCCGTCCTGCGCTCAAGGCTGATACAATGCTGGCCCGATTCCAGCAAGCCGGCGGTAAGGTAGAGTGGAAGGACTATACCGATGAAAAGGTAACTGGTCTCTTCACTCATCCTAATGGCGGTAGTCTGGAGTTGAGTTGGACACTAGAACAAGCTAAGGCTATCGGTCTAGTCAAGCCAAGCTCAGGCTGGATTAAATACCCACGAGCTATGCTTAGGTCTAGGGTTGTATCTGAGGGCATCAGGAGCGTTTATCCTGGCTGCGTGATAGGTACATATACCCCAGAGGAGATTCAAGACTTTGACCCTCCTGAAGAGCGTTCGATGGGAAAGGCTGAAGTAGTTATAGAACAAGCTAAGTCTGGAACTGAAGCTCTCCTAGCAATGAAGAACGACATCCCAGGCTTCTACCAAATCTATCTGCCTGACGGCACAGTGTATGCAAATGATGAGTCACAAGAGAACTGGATAGCTTCATACGTCGCAGTCATCTCTAAGATTCGTGGCTCAGAGAAGTATACGCAGGACCAGAAAGCAGAGAAGATAGCTCTCTTTAGGGAGGCCAATGATGAAACACGTAAGTCTTTGTCTGCAATCAATATCGCGAAACTCGCTCAACTTAATGCTCAATCCAAAGGAATCTAAAATGGCACATGAACCGTCAGAAGGTAAAGGAATATTTACCCCAATCACAAACAAGAAGACTCCTAACAGCCCAGATTGGAAGGGCCAGATAATGCACAAGGGTGAGATTGTCAAGTTTGCAGGATGGATTAAGAAGAGCGCATACGGAGAGTTTCTTAGTCTAGCAGTAGACAACTACGTTCCTCCTGCGCCACAAGAGTATCCGAGAGAAGTAAAAGCTAAGAGTAACGACGACGACGTACCGTTCTAACCTAAACCTAACTGGGGAATAAAATGATTAGACATACTGCTCCTAAAACAAAGCGTTCACATACAACCGCTGATGAATGTAAGTTCTTGAATAAGATAGGAAGTTACTCAGATAACCCTATGATGGATAAGATTGGCTATCTTAAAGCCTACATTGCAACAGCTCAAAACCGTAGCAACTGGGAAGCTATCAACAAAGCAGAGACGCTTGACCACTGCCATGACCTTCTTAAGAAGGCTGAAGCTATTGCTACTGTAGCTGTAAGCAAGGGGGCTAAATGAAGTCCATCATAGCGGGGATATTCATAGGTATGCTTCTAGTCACATTCAATGCTACGGCTGCTGTTAAGTGTAAGCCTGACGGTCGTGGCGGTATGTGCTGTTGGGACACGGACAGAGACGGTCCGTTCCCTCCGATAATATGTTAGGGCTTGTAGTTCAGATGGATAGAATTCTCGCCTACGAAGCGAGAGGTCGCAGGTTCGAGTCCTGCCAAGCCCACCAGTGACAACGCTAGTCCTTGAGCTTCCCTGTCCTCCAAGCCTAAATACTTACTGGCGCAACTGGCGTGGCCGTATGGTATTGAGCAAGAAGGGCAGGGAGTACAAGGCGCTAGTCCAGCAATATGTTGTAGAGAACAATGTACCTAAACTGGGCGATAGCAAATTAAAGATAATGATGGTGCTTATGCCCAGGGATAAGAGAAGGCTCGATATTGATAACCGTATCAAGGCTGTATTTGATGCGTTAGAGGAAGCCGGCGTATTCAATGATGACTTCCAGGTAGACCACCTGGAGATGATTAGGGGCGACATAATCAAAGGGGGGAAGATTATTGTCGTAATTGAGGAAATAGAGACCCCCTCAAGCCCAAATGAGAAGCCACTCGTGGCTAGTTAGGAACATTACGGGGCAAGTGTTTTGGGTAGCCCCACTCTTTTACTTTAACTTTAGGGGATTAACATGGGTAAGAAGACGCACATATTTGTAGCTACACCGATGTACGGCGGTCAGTGCTTTGGATTCTATACACAATCCATCCTTTTGCTGAACCGTGAGCTAAACGCAGCAGGAATGGACGTAGGCTTCTCATTTATGTTTAATGAGTCCTTGATTACCAGAGCGCGTAATTCTCTCGTGAAGAGCTTCCTAGACACTCCTGAGGCCACTCACTTGCTATTCATTGATGCTGACATCAAGTTCTTCCCAGAACAGGTGCTTCCGATGATTGCGGCTAACAAAGATATTATCTGCGGAATCTATCCTAAGAAGGAAATAAGCTGGCCCTTAGTAAGACGCGCTATTGAGGAAGGTGTATCTGATGACGAACTCAAATATTATACTGGTTCTTTTGTTGTTAACCTTGTTGATTATAGCGGGGAAGTAACAGTGCCGGTCCATGAGCCTGTAGAGATATGGAATGGCGGCACAGGATTCATGCTCATCAAGCGGTCAGTATTCAAGAAGCTGGCTAGTAAGGTTCCTAGCTACACTAATAACATCGTAGACCTGTCTAAGAGCCAAGAGCCTGGGATTCTGATTAAGGAATACTTTACTACCTCTATTGAGGAAGAGACCAACATCCTTCTGTCAGAGGACTACCACTTCTGTAAGCTGGCTCGTAAGCATGGCATCAAGATATGGGCTGCGCCCTGGGTTCAATTGGGCCATGTAGGAACCTATCCGTTTGAAGGCAGACTCTCTCCCTCTAAGTAAAGGAGAAGAACACATGAGTATAGAG